CTGACATTCTCTCTGCTAGGTCTTGGTTTCTCTAGCCCAGCTTTCTCTAATGAGTTTAGATAGCGTTGGATATGCGCGGCATGACCGTTGATAGCATCATAGTGCCCATCTTCTTTCATCCTGTCATGGATGCTCTGTGCTGCTCCTATGTGCCTTTGAAAGCCAGTTTGTGCTTTCTCATCATAGTGTGGAGTGGCCTGTGAGAAGTCAATCCTGTTATCTAGAACTTCAATGTCTGGATGACTACCCATCTTGTCTAGGTCAATATTCTGTGAGTGTGAAGTCGGTACACCTTCTTCGTCATGCTGTGTTTTCATGATTACAGAAGCACCTAGTTTCGCTCCAGGCTTTGGTTTCTTGTACTTGTATGTGATAGTGTTTGGTGTTACAGAACCGTCTTCTCCACGCTTTAGAATAGCATCACTATCACCAGAATGGACAAGACCCATCTGATAGCGTACACCTCTCTCATTCTCTGGTATCATCTTACCAACATGTTTCAGAAGATGAGTTAGAGCATTTGCTATGTACGGCTTGTCTTTGTATGTGCTGGCGATTTCTTCTTCTGATGATAGAAGTGGCGCACTTGGTCCTTTATATCCGACAAATATCTTGCCTTTATGATCCTTGTATACCTTGACGCTCATTTTATCATCAACTTTGCCAGAGTGGGTGAATCTATCATCACCCTTCTCTCCGCGCATACGCTTGTGCATATCTATCTTGCTTGCAATAGCATGTTCTGTAGCTTCTGAAGCAGATTCTTCTTGTGGATGGTGAGCATGTTCTAGATGTGGCACACCTTCATCTGGAGACAGTAGCCACTTCTCCATTAGATACTCTTCACGAATCTGTGCTATTGTTTTTGGCCCTCTGTTTATTGGAACATAATGCTTACTCTGATAAGAATTACCTTCTTCCGAGTGACCGCCGGCTCTTTTAGCAAGAGCGGCATACAATCTACTTCTTCCACCTCCACCTGGCTTATCTGAGTCTTTTTCACTAGTAAACTCATAATGTTTCAAATGTGGATGCTTCTTTGCGTGATCCTGCATGATTTTCTTTACAGTGGAAAGATGTCTAATAGATCCTTTGCCAGTAGCTTCAATATCTCCAAAAGCGTCAGTAAAGTTTACATATCCTTTTTGTCTACCTTCTTTATCTTTTTCCGCATGTGTAATATAAACATGGGTTGGTACACCATTACGGTCTTTGAAACCATAATGATGTTCACTTTCACCATCTTCATAGTCATGCGAACCTAGATGTTCGTAGTCATATGGCTTATCTAAGGCTTCTTGGAAATATTGTCTTATTGTTTTCATTTTTCTTTCCAGTTTTTGAGAATATCACTGCTACTATTTAGTTTATTCTCGCCCCCAACACCAAAGACAAACTCTAGATTATCATCTTCAAAAGACATTTCTGGTATATTGTCTTTAGTTCTGTCACCACCATTCGCAAAGATTATCTTATATGATGGATACATTAGTCTTGTTTGTCTGATGGCATCAATAGCTGTATCATCATTATCGTCAAAAAGAACCATGTTGTCTACAGCCTTGAGGTTGAAAACAACTGTAAATCTCTCGCGATAGGGCATGAATGGCTTACCCTTTTTACGAGCAAGCCATTCATCTGAGTTTACCCCAACAATAAGCATATCACCCAGTTCTTTAGCAGCATTCAGATATGCGATATGGCCAGAATGAACTGGGTCAAATCCACCAGTAGCAATAACAATAGTCTTCATTTTCTATACCTCAATCATGTTCATAGTGAATGACTTGAACAGGAACACCTTCACCCGCATGTTTACTTGCTCTAGTATTTCCACCAAGCAGATGTGATACTGTCTCACCTGTTTTTTTATTCTTCGCTTTGATGATTATCGGCATAGTTTTTACACCACGAGACTGTTTCTCAACACGACTTACCTTTTCGGGGTCAAGAGTTTTTTTTGTTTCAATCCAACTCTCTCCCGCGTCGGTATTGTGAACATTCTGCATCTTGCGTCTATTATAAATGCTGACCTTAGAGCGTTGAAGAGCCTGAGCATAGTTTTTAGGGTCGCTGAGATGATTCATAGCCTTACGAATAGATGGATGCAAATCACCACTTTTCTGGTGTTCAACTTCATCATGTTCTTCGGTACCAGTATTTGGCTTCCAACCCCGTTTTCCTGTGCCGTAGGCTTCTTCTAAAAACTCAGTATAAGTCTTCATTTTATGCGTGTTCCATTTCCGTTTTCTTGATGATATAGTCTCTGACAATACCAGAGCGAACAATATCTTGTTTACCAAACTCTATATATTCAAAGTTATCCATTCTCTTTGTAATATTTAGAAATTTCATCAGGCCAACTCTATCTTTTTCTTGTAGGTCAGTCTGTCTAAAATCTCCACAGAACATAACTCTTGAGTTATCACCCATACGAGTCATTACTGTATCAAGTTCTGCAAATGACATATTCTGTAGTTCGTCTACTATAACAATGCTATCGTTAAATGTTAACCCCCTGAGATAAGATGTTGTAGTGAACTCTACAAGTCTTTTGGTCTTTAGAATATCGTAACCGTCTCCTCGCCCAAATAGATTGTCACATATTTCTTTATATGGTTCTTCATAAACTTTAATCTTTTCTTTGATACTGCCAGGTAAGAAGCCCATATCTCTTGAAGGAACCACACTTCTGATAATGACAACTTTATTAAATGGTGTTCTATAGTCTAAAATCTCCTCTAGTGCTAGATAAAGTGATACGAAAGATTTGCCTGTACCAGCATAACCATGTAATACTAGATTTTTGCCCTCATCATATGCTCTAAATGTATCTTGCTGATTTGCTGTCAATGGTTTGACATTTCTCAGTTCAAAATGGTTGCTAATATTATCTTTGGTCATCTTCTTTTTTCTACTAGCCATTTTTTTACCTTTTTAAAAAGCACAAAAGCCCATCAGTCGATTTGACTGTGGGCCTTCGTAAAGTTAGGGGTTGTTGATAGTACTAATAATCTAGACCTCCTTAGATATTTGCCAACGCTTTTCAATCTGCGAACTCTGAGCACCAGCAACAGTTTTCACTTTGCCTAGTACATATTTCTGGAAGTCAGAGGGAGGCTTGGTGACACCGAGACTTACTGAGTCTCCAATGTTCATTCGGGTGAGTGTCTGGATAACATCTGGATTGTCGTTCAGATATTGTTCTCTTTCAGACATTGACATCTGAAGTGAGAACTCTTCACCAGTCTTTGTGTTTTCAAAGTTGTAAATCGGCATACTGTTATTTATCTCTCAAGCTACTTTCATCCACTCAGGAGGATTACGCTTTTTCCATGAATGTAGATGCTTTTTACCATGTTTGTAGTAGTTTCTGTAGTTTTCTACAAAATCTTCTGAGATTATATATTGATTATCCATTGCTGGAGGAATATCAGTCCAATCCCAGTTCTTCAGATTGTATGGTGGAGAACTTAGAGCATATGCTAGTTCACCAGAACACTTATGAGTCTTTTCATACCGATAAGAATATTCATCAATTAGCGCGAACAGATGATCCACAAGCCAGTTGTAGTTTTCAACAGACTCTTGAACCCACTTGGTTGATGGATGATTGATATGAGTTGCGCTGTAGATGATGTTCTCACGCCCGTCTGGAAGACGCCAGCGTTTGACCTTACGGCCAGTCTTGGTCTTGTCAATATACATCTCACCATCTAGAACACGGTGTGCTGTGGACAGCAACTGGCATGTTTCAAGAACCATCTTCACAACATGCGTATCTACCATCCACTCAGCAGCTTGTGCTGGGTCACGGTCAATAGCAAAAATATTCACTTGATAGCCTGTACCTTGAACTTCTGACCTGGTTGTACACTGATAGTCCTATCAAGTTCTTTGGAACCGTCTGGAGCCCATGATACAACGCGAATCTTTGTATACCCTCGTGGCACACTATACCACACACTTTTAGCCTTCTTAGCAGCTTCTACTGGTGCGGAAATGAATGGTAGAGCAGCTAGTGCTGCTAGAAAAGTTCTCTTGTTCATTGCTTCTTACCTTAGAAAGTCGTTTACATCAATGCCTTCCATTGAGTCCCAGTCTGGGTCAACAGACCAAGATAACATTTCGCCAGAACGATTCGTGCGCCCTGCTGTTGTAATCATCACACTGTTCTCATCTTCAAGAATGAGTTTTTTCATCTTCTTATTCATATTTAGTCTCCTAGAATCTCGTTAGCAATCTTCGTTACATAAGTTTCATCAACAACAGGAAGATAAGTATGCACATAGGCAA